ATCAGCGCAGCGCGGCAGAGATGGAAGTGGGCCCATATGACCCGACACGTTACCCCATGTACACGACAACCCAGCAGGGGGTCGTAACTACTGAATACAGGAGCGCAGCATGAGACTTCCACCGAACCTGATGATTATCGACAGCGTACCCAGAGACAAATGGTTTACCGCGACAGAGATTAAATACCTCGTTGGCGGCAAATACGGCAGTGTCCACTTATCCGTCATTACCTCGGCGCTGCATCGCATGGCCGAGTCAGTAAACGTGAAGTTGTTGAAGAAGGGAAACCCGCGAAAGTTGCAGTACCGACTCGTGTCTGTTGGAGAGGATTACATCATTCGCAACGTCCGGCAGGTTGATAAAGAGCTTCTGCCGGACTGGATGAAGAAACTTGCCGAGCCGAAGAAAACATATCCGGCTGGCTTCCTGATGGCTGAATTTAACAAGCTGATTCGTGAGGTGCGCCATGCATGAGTACTTCCCCGCAACACGCATTGCCATGCAGTTACCGACTGAGAACCCGGCAACTACCGCACTGCTTGGTGAATCTATCGACGTCATCCTGACGCTTAGCCTGTGCGATAAAATCCACAACGGCTCGCCAAAGATGATTCGCAGCTGCTGCAAAGAGCTGGCGAAGAAAGCCAAAGCGGAGCCGGTAAAGAACTTCATCGCCACGGTATCAAAGCAGACTTATCCCGCCGGCCATATCACTCGCAAATTCCGCGAACTGGTGCAGAGCGAAGCAAAGCTGAAAGCTGACCTGCAGGCAGACGGATTGTGGAGGGACTCATGCGACAAAGAGTGAGCATCACACAGAAAGCCCTCGATAACCTCATCTTCCAGCCCACGAAACGCTCCCGAAACAAACCCAAGCCAATACCTCCCGCCAGCCAGGTCACATCATACGACCACGGCTACCGGCTGCGTGTTGCTATGTGGAATCGGGTGAGGACGGCGAGATGAGCGAACCAACAGAGCCTCTCTGTGCTGACTGTGGAATCCCGCTGTCACCAGACGAAACCTTTGTCTGCTCTGACTGCTGTGCTTTCTACACGATATTCAGAGACCCGAACGGATACATGGCAGGAGACGATGATGAGTAACTTGCGAAAAGAAGCGCGGGGCAGGGAGTGCCAGGTCAGGCTGCCGGGTGTGTGTAATGGCAATCCTGAGACGGTCGTACTCGCGCACTACCGGATGGTAGGGATATGCGGCACAGGAATGAAGCCTGATGACCTTTTTGGCGCGTGGGCCTGCTCAGGGTGCCACGATGAGATAGACCGACGAACAAGGCGCTGTGATGTCACTGAGGCCCGTATAGCGCATCTGGAAGGCGTTATCAGGACTCAGGATGCATTGCTCAAGGAAGGGAAGGTGAAACGGTGAATGAATACAGGCTGACGCTCCCATGGCCGCCCGGGAATAACCACCTCTTCTCAGTATTCCGAGGGCGAAAGATAAAAAGCAAGAAGGGAAGGGAATACACCGCAGCAGTAACGCAGCAAATCACCGAAGCAAATCAGCAATTCCAACTGGCCGGTAGGCTGAAAGTAAAAATCCTCGCATATCCACCTACACGCGCCCGGCGTGACCTCGACAACCTCTTTAAAGCACCTCTCGACTCGCTCACACATGCAGGCGTCATTGCTGACGACAGCCTCATTGATGACGTGCGCATGGTGCGTTGTGAAGTGGTTAAAGGCGGCCGGCTGGAAATCATCATCACCGAGATGGAGGCGTCATGAAATTAATCCCGATGGAAGGTAAGAAATTTGGTTATCTAACAGTGATCGCCAGATCCAAAAAAGTAGGCAATAGAAATCAAGTGTATTGGGATTGTATTTGTATCTGCGGCAGGGAAAAGCCAGTAAATGGTGACGAGTTAAGGAAGGGCAGTGTTAAGTCATGTGGATGCCATCGAGGTGACACCCTTGGAAGCCACAGAATGTCCAAAAGCCGCATCTACCGGATATGGCGACATATGAAAAGCCGGTGCTATAACCCCAACGTAGAAAGCTACCCATGGTATGGCGGCAAGGGAATCGCCGTCTGCGAGCCATGGCATAGATTCGAACCATTTTATGAATGGGCAATGGCTAATGGATATGAAAAAAATCGATCCATTGATCGAATTGATAATAGCAAGGGGTACTCCCCAGATAATTGCCGATGGTCCACAGATAAAGAGCAGGCCAGAAACACAACCCGCACAGTATGCAGCGAGGAAATGGCAGATGAAATAAGGGCGGCATTTTCTGGAGGTATGAAAAATCGCGATATAGCGGAGATGTTTGGTATTTCACGCACCTCAGTCAGTGACATTGTTTATCACAGGACATGGGCGAAGAAAGATAGGACGTACGCACCAACTGCTCCGATGCTTACTTTCAACGGCGAGACCAAGACAGCGACAGAGTGGCAACGTGACCCCAGAACAAAAGTAAATTACGCAACCATTCTTAGAAGAAAGCGCGCCGGTATGACTGATGAAGAGGCGCTTTTCAGTCCGAAGAAGACCCACACATCCCGCGATGCAAGCAGCTTCATAGGGAAAAACAAACCCAAGGAGAGTGCAGCATGACTGACTATCTCATAGAAAAATGGCGCCTTCTTCGCATGTATAAGGCCCGTCGGATGTTTGAAATCAACTACCGCATATTGCGCAACACAGCGAAAATCATGGGGGCAAAGCATGCAAGCTGAAGCACTGACCCAGTTAGCTCAGGTGATGCGCAAATCCGACCTGAAGAAGCGTTACCTCAAGCCTGTAAAGCTCATAACTCCTTTGCAATCCGCATGGGTTCGTTGTCTGCTTGATGTGTGGGGTGAGAAGTACGGCGGCCACGTAGGGCCAGATTCAGGAAAGTGCAGCGTTATCGGCAGGCTGATGATTCGCCAGGAGTGGAACGATCGGGAATCAGAGCGGATTATTGATGTGGTAAATAATCTTCATAAGCAGGGATATCGCGGAGATGAGCTGTTCATCAAAGCGAAGCAGCTCATTAACCCGCAGCACTCAGTAAGCAATCTTCTCGACCGCGCCAACGAGCAGGAAGATGCTGACCTGGTTGAATCTGTCATCTGCAGTACGTTCGCACTTGATAACCCGATTCGTCATGTAGCCATTAAATACTACTGCGAGCGCAAATGCGCGCAAGACATTGCGTATGAGCTTTCGCGACTGACCGGTATCCATGTTGAATCTAGCAGGAAGCGAATTAGATGGTGTCGGGAATTGCTTGAGGCATCCGTATATCACGCGATAATGCGCGAACTGAATGGGATAAATCACAAAATTGCAGCTTAAATGCAAAAAGATGCAAAAATAATTTGAAAACGAGACGAGCACCTGGTACATTTCTGGTATGCTCGTGACAAAAGTCGTTGAGCAACAGAATCTAAGCCCTGACCTAACCCGTCGGGGCTTTTTTGTTTTTGCTATCGTAGCTTAATTGGTTAAAGCACCCGACTCATAATCGGTCGATTGAAGGTTCAATTCCGTCCGATAGCACCATATCTATAAGACCAGCCAAAGAGCTGGTTTTTTCGTTTTTGCGCACGACGAATCCCTTACCACACTCCTCGTGATCCCTTGTCGTCGATGCGCAATTTTCTTCAGCAGGCTTGCAGGCGGGTAAAAACAGGCGGGTTTCTCAGTTGACATTGAGAAGTTTAACCCGGCTCGCTCAGGTCACAATCTCAACAATTCCTAAAAGCGAGCCTCCACATTTCGGAGGCAGGTATGAAAATTATGGCAGACAAGGTAACGACCAGCGCGGCATATGCCACGTCCGGGGCGACTTTTCTCGCCGGTAGCTTGTCGCTAAACGAATGGCTTGCAGTAGGTGGCTTCATCCTCGCCGTAGCAACGTTCTGTGTGAATGTTTATTTCCAGCGTAAGCGAGACCGTCGGGAAGAGCGCCTGAGCAATGCAAGATGGAGAGTAAGCGATGAGTCAGATAATCCAGATACTCAGCTATGAAGAGGGGTATCGAGAGAAGCCATATGTGGACTCGGAAGGTTATCCGACGGTCGCGTGTGGCATCAAAATCGGGCCAAAGGGCGCCAGCCTGAGCAACTACACGTTTACTGTTCCCCGTAAGGTCGGTGATGTATGGCTGCAGTCCTTCGTTGATTCAACCATCAACCAGTGTCGCAGCAATCCGGCCATTTACGCGGCGCTGCAGCAATGTAACCCGGCGCGGGCGGATATTTTGATTAGCATGGCGTTTAACCTCGGCGTGAGCGGATTAGCAGGCTTCCGAAACACATTGGTTCTCATCTCAAACGGTAATTTCAATGCTGCATCTGCAGAAATGCTAAATAGCCGATGGGCGTCGCAAGTTCCTAATCGAGCAAAGAGGCATGCTGCTGTGATGCGCTCCGGTGATTACGATGCGTACAAGGGGCTGATATGAGCATCCTGATATTTATCTGCGTTGTGGCTGTCATCGTTGTTGCGTTACTGCTCATCCGCAAATACACATCGGTCGAGTTTGTCAGCCATGCCCGGTTACTGTTTCGGGCCTGGTCGGTCTGGCTAAGTGGTATCGGTGCTGCGCTCGGTGTTTACCTCGCTTCGGCGCCTGATGCGATTATCACTGCCTGGAACATGCTTCCACCTGACCTGAAATCAATGCTGCCGGTCAACATCGCGCAGTACGTGAGTTATCTGCTGGTCGCGCTGGGTATCGTTGCGCAGTTTATCCGTCAGAAGCGGCTGGTTGAGAAGAAACAGCAACTGGACAAGCAGCCATAAACACTCTCATTAACCTGTTTGCAGGCGGCTGGAATTACATTCTGGCCGGCCTGGCTGTTGTCGCTGCACTGGTGGCAACGTACTTCGGCGGCAAGAAGGTCGCAAAGACTGAAGAGAAGGCCAAGGCTGACGTGGCTGAGGCTATCCGTGTTCAGAATCAGGCAGAGGCTAAGTCAGATGTGGAAGCGCACAACATCCAGACCGCTAAAGAAGCTCAGCAGAGCAACGCTTCTCTCAGTGATGACGCTGCTCGTCGTAAGTTGCGGGAATCGAAATACAACACCGACGACTGAATACATCGTCACTGATTCCAGTTGCACACTGTTCAGCCCTATCTACACCCACGGCAAGGACGCTGACCTGATGGATATCAGGACGGTGAGGGCGATAAACACCCATAACGAGCTGTGGGACAAAATCTGCAGCAAGCAGTGACAACCCCCCAAGAAGATTCACCCTCAGTAACAGAGCAATATCAGCCTGACTCCGGTCGGGCTTTTTTATGCCCGCAGTAAACACGCGCCATGCCCGGCGTATTTAACAACACAGAGCCTTTCAGGAATCAGCCTCGGAGATAACCGTTATAAGCGGCGGCTTCTCTGTGGGCGGTTATCTGGGCAACGAGGCTTATTCACTAAAAGGTAGAACGCAATGAATATCGTTCCATTGAACTACAAAGGCGAAGCGATTCGATTCAATACCGAAGGCTGGGTCAACGTAACAGATGTCGCTGAGCGATTTGGTAAGCGTATCGATAACTGGATGCGCTTGGCTGAAACGCTGGAATACATCCGTGCGTTAGATGAAGTATTAACTGGTGCAGATTCGCAAATTTTACATCCCTCACAATCGAGGTATGTAAAAACAAGCAAAGCAAGAAAGGATCGGGGCGGCGGAACATGGCTTCATCCGAAGCTTTCTGTGGCTTTTGCTCGTTGGTGTGATGCTCGCTTTGCGGTCTGGTGCGACCTGCACATTGATAGCCTGCTTCGTGGCGAACTGACTGAGCAACAGAAGTTTGAGCAAGCCTGCCGCATTCGCGATGACCGGAAATCAAAAGCCAGTAACGGGGCAAGAGAGATGGCTCGCTGGCGATGGGATAAGCCAGCTATTGAGGCTAATGTCGAATTCTGGCGCGAACAGCTTCAGTTGACGCTGGACATTGCCAGTTAAGCAGAGTGCATATCTGCACGGCGAGAGCCTATTTCACAACGGCTCTTTGTCCGCTGCTGGACGTGCGCCTGAACTACCTCCTACACTTTGTAACGTGTCTCATAAAAAAGGAGGATTCATGTCTGAGCGTCCGGTCGAAGGAGATCACCCTGACTATGACCCTAAACCAGTCTCGCCTAATCCAGATGAAAAAGGTGAAGGTAAAGACGATCCACATAAAGCACCTGAGTCAGGAGATAAATTCTGAATCATGCTAAGCCGCCTCCGGGCGGTTTTTTATTGGAGGCGGCAACTAATTCTTAGGGCTTAGGTCGCTTTGGAGTGGGGGCAGGTGTAGGTTTGGGTTGTTTTTTAACAAAGTCTTTTATTATTTCATCCGCTAGCGGGCCAGTAATCAGCTTGCCGTTAAGGTAGACAGCAACCGGCTTACCGTTTACTACCTTAATATCATACTCGACACCTTTGTAAGTATACTTTTGCATTAACATCTCCATGATCCATAAATGTATAAGAAGAGAATATGGCACTCACTGACAAACAAGAGATGTTCTGTCGCGAGTACCTCATCGATTTGAACGCCACGCAAGCGGCAATTCGGGCGGGGTACAGTGAAAAGACCGCCCGCGCGTTAGGTTGCGAAAACTTAACGAAACCTGACATCCAGAACAGAATCTCCGAATTAAAGACACAGCGCAATGATCGCGTCGAGGTTGATGCTGATTATGTGCTGAAGCGCCTGTTTGATATCGACCAGATGGATGTCCTCGACATTCTTACTGAAGCGGGCGATCTGAAGCCGGTAGCTCAGTGGCCAAAAGTATGGCGAACCACGCTATCTGGATTAGATGTGGCGGTGATGGGCGGCGAAGAAGACACCGCCGGCCTGCTGAAAAAAATCAAATGGCCCGATAAGGTGAAAAACCTCGAGCTGCTCGGCAAGCACGTTGCCGTTCAGGCATTCCGCGAACAAGTTAAAACAGAGCATGATGTTGTGGGTACGCTTTCCGACCTGATGGACGATCTCGCTAAGGGGTGAACATGAAGAAAGGGAGTATCTATCAAATCACCTTCGCTGGTTCGACTGGTATTTATATCGGCTCAACTATCAGAGCATCGCGACAACGACGATCTGAGCATCTCCACTTACTGCGACACGGTAAGCATCACTCAAAATATTTGCAGAACGCTTTCAATAAGCATGGCGAGGAAAATTTTGCGTTTGCCGTGATTGAAACCGTAGACGCAAACCTGATGTTGGCTCGGGAGCAGTTCCATATCTGGCGACAAGGAAAAAACTCAATGAATTCAGCTCCCGTAGCTGATTCAACGCTGTGTGCGACGCTGGCTAATACAGGTCGCAAGCAGGATGAGGCTGAGCGGTTACGCCGCCGAGAGTCGCAATTGTTGGCGATCAAGAGGGGTACGCGCAAAAGTCGTGTGTGGACTGATGAAGAACGAACCGCACATAGCATTCGCTTGACTGGACGTAAGATGCCGCCCGTTGCAGATGTCACGAGAAAGAAAATAAGCCTCGCTAACAAGGGGCGGAAGACTCCCGTAACCGCTATCAAAAACTCAGTAGAAACCCGACAGGCGTTCATCGCTAAGGAGTTGCCGCAATGGCTAGAGATGCGAAGTTCAGGCATGAGCTACCGAGAGATTGAGGCTGTTACAGGGCGTAGCCGTGATGTTATCGCGCGTGAGTGTAAGAGAGCAGAAAAGCATGTCATTAAAACCCGAGCATTTAGCAAAACTGAGGGACAAATTATTTCGACTTAACTCGCTCTACTGGATCACCAACAAAGAAGGCAAGCCAGTACGCTTCCAGATGACGCCTGAGCAGCTCGAATACTTCGAAGGCATGCATACCCGCAACATCATCCTTAAAGCTCGCCAGTTAGGTTTCACGACTGAGGTGTGCATTATCCAGCTGGACGCCGCTTTGTTCGAAGCAGCCAAGTGTGCCCTTATCGCCCACACCCTGAACGACGCCAGGCGCCTTTTCCGCGAGAAGATTAAGTATGCCTATGATCGCCTTCCGGATGAGATTAAAGCAGCCAACCCTGCAAGCAATGATGCGGCGAGTGAACTCGTGTTTAGCAAAGGCGGTTCGCTCTATATCAGCACTTCTTTCCGCGGCGGCACGCTTCGTTATCTGCATGTTTCCGAGTTCGGGAAGATATGCGCCAAGTTCCCTGACAAAGCACGAGAGATTGTCACCGGTGCCTTTGAGGCAGTGTCAGGCGATTGTTTCACGACGATTGAAAGCACAGCAGAAGGCCGCGCTGGTTACTTCTTCGATTACTGCCAGTCAGCAGAAAAGGCTCTCATTCAGGGCAAGCAGCTCTCACAGTTAGACTGGAAATTCTTTTTCTTCTCATGGTGGAAGAATCCCCTGTATGCAATCGACCCCGTAGAGCCAATACCGCAGCGCCTGAGCGATTATTTCGCTGACATTGAGGCGAAGCATGGTGTGGCAACGAACGATCGCCAGAGAGCCTGGTATTACGCCAAAGAGAAAACGCTCGGCGATGATATGAAGCGCGAGTATCCGTCAATTCCTGCGGAGGCGTTTCAGCAGTCAGTCGAAGGCGCTTACTACGCCAAACAGTTCCGCAAACTCTATGAGCAAAAGCGCATCGGCGCACTGCCCGACAACTCACACCTTCCTGTCCATACCTTCTGGGATATCGGCGTAGGCGACTCCACAGCTATCTGGTTCGTTCGCATCGTTGGCGAGGAGTATCACGTCATCGACTACTACGAGAATAGTGGCGAAGGCCTCCGGCATTACATGAAGGTGCTGAAGGATAAAGGTTACACATACGTAGCTCACTGGGGGCCGCATGACATCGATAACCGTGAGTTTGGCTCAGATGCGAAATCACGCCGCGAACTGGCCCGCGAGGGTTATGAGATAGATGGCGTGAAATACACCATAACCTTTCAGGTGGTGCCAAAGCTTGGTGTGGATGACGGTATCGAGCAGGTGCGTGAAATCCTGCCGAAGTGCGCCTTCGATGAGCATAAGTGCGCTGACGGCATCATCGCACTGGAAGGCTACCGCAAGGAGTGGGACGACAAACGCGGTTGCTGGAAGGATAAGCCTCTACATGACCACACATCACACGGTGCGGACAGCTTCCGTTATTTCGCCGTGACGCAGAAGAAACGCAGCGTCCTCAAAACGGCTCCTGTTTCATTCAGACGATAAGCGACTATGGCTAATTATTCATTCGCAAGACCAGAGTACACAGAAGCCGCAAAGTCATGGCAGCTTGTCAAAGACTGCGTGGCCGGCAGCAAGGCGGTTAAGGCACAAGGTACCCTTTACCTGCCAATGCCTGACCCAACTAATGACAGCGATGAGAACAAGGAACGCTACGAAGCTCTGCTGAAGCGGGCAATGTTCCTGAATATCACCGGCCGAACTCGCCAGGGATTAATTGGCGCGGTGTTCCGCAAAACCGCTGAGGTTGATTTGCCGGATTCGGTGCAGTACCTCATTGAGAACGCCAGCGGCGACGGAACCAGTCTTGAGCAGCTATCTAAAGAGGCTGTAGGTGAGGATCTGGATACTGGCCGCGGCGGTTTCTTTGTTGACTATCCGCCACTGGAAGCACCAGAAGGAACCAGACCGACACGAGCGCAAACCGCTGGTCGTAATGCTCACATCCATATCTATGACGCCTTTGGCATTATCAACTGGCGTGAGGATGTGATTGATGGGGTGCGCAAGCTCACTATGGTGGTGCTGGTTGAATGCTACAACGAGGACGAAAGCGACGAGTTCAACTTTAACACTAAAATGCAGTATCGGGCGCTCACTCTGCAGGACGGCAAGTATCGTCACAGGCTGTGGCATGAAGGCGACCCGTACGATGCACCGGTTCTGGACGTTTATCCCACCGACTATAACGGCAACGCATTTTACCATATCCCGTTTCACTTCTTTGGGGCTGAGAGTAACGACTCGCGCATCGATAAGGCGCCACTGGAAGACCTGGCTGAGGTGAACATTCTCCACTACGGCAACAGCGCCACGGTGGAGGAGTCAGGATTCATCAGCAGTCAGCCGACGCTGTTTTTTACAACTGACATTGACCAAGATGAGTTCCAGAAGTGGAATCCTAACGGCATCCAGATTGGCTCAACCTGTGGTTACAGTCTGGGTAAGGCTGGCTCCGCAACACTGGTGCAGGCCAATGAAAGCCAGCTCGCCCTGAAGCTGATGCAGGAGAAAGAGAATCAGATGCTGATGATTGGCGCCCGCATTGTGCAGCAGGCGTCGAATCAGGAGACAGCAGAAGCCGCTCGCATTCGTTACAGCAGCGATAACAGTGTTCTGGGAACGATTGCCGGTAACGTCAGTGAAGCTCTGAAGTTGGCGATTCTCGACGCTCAGCTCTATATGTCCGGTATCTCTGACGCAGAGGGAACCACCTTCTGGCTCAATCAGGAATTCTTCGATGAGACGATGGATGCACAGATGATTCTGGCTCAGGTTCAGCTGTGGCAGCAGGGTTTCATTGCGAAGAAAGACCTGCGCGTTAACCTGCGTCAGGCTGGCATTATTGAAGCCGATCGCACTGATGAGGATATCGACGCTGACCGCTCCGATGAGCCCGCAGTTGAAGGCAACGCGGTAACCACTGAGGAATAACCATGAGCGCAGACGGTTACATGACAGACGCCGCCACGCGCCATCAGGTTTATGTCCAGCGCTTCGGTAGTGGACTGGCAGGCAAGGCAGCTAAGTTTGTCCGTAAAGCGATTAAACGCGCTAAAGAAGCTGTTAACGAAGGGCTTAGCCAGTACGCTACCGCTCGCTACAACCGGCAGATAGAAACGCTCAGGGGTGACCTGAACGCTATCTACGGCCAGTTGAGCGAGCAACAGAAGATCGACCTGGGTGAGTTCGCGCAATACGAGTTCACCTTTAACAGCAAACTCCTCGGTCAAATCGTTAAAGCGTCTGTGCGCCTCGCTGAACCCTCGGCAGAGATGATAGCCGCCGCTGTACTGGCTGACCCGTTAAAGCTTGCTGTAGGGCGTGGCAGGCAGGTTATCGACATCACTGGAGCTCTGGCGCAGTTCGGTAGCAAGAAGACGGCAGATATCCTCAGTGAAATAGCCATCGGCTCCTCGCTTGGTGAGACGCAGAAGCAGATCATCCGGCGCCTTACCTCGCTGGGCGTGTCACATGAAGAGCAGGTTGGTTCGCTGGTCAGGACGATGACTAACCACGTCGCATCGTCTGCCAGAGCGGAAACGCTGAAGCAGAACGACGACATCCTGCAAGGGCATCGCTGGATATCAACACTGGACGGACGCACAACGCCGGTATGCCGTGCTCGTGACAGACAAGTATATCCGCTGGATGGACCAAAGCCTCCGGCTCACTGGGGTTGTCGCTCTTCAATCGTGCCAGTTCTCAAGCCTGAGTATCAGCGCGAGATTCCCGGCAGTACGCGGCCCTCAGTTGGCCCGGATGGCGTTGAGCAGGTCAGCAGCAGAACGACATACGGCGAATGGCTGGCAAGGCAACCAACATCCTTCCAGAAAGAGGTGCTGGGGCCAGCTCGCTACAGACTGTTCAGCAAAGGTGACCTGAGTATTGATCGTTTCGTTGACGACAACGGCAAGCAGTACACCCTCGACCAACTCAAAGAATTAGAGCCGCATGCCTTCGAGCTTGCAGGCCTCGATTAATCACATCTAACGCTGGCAGGGCCAGCACACATCCATTCAGGAGAATGTATGCCACTTAAGTATCAGCTTACCGCTGAGGAATACGCTCAGCTCGATGAAGCTAAACAGTCTCTGTATGCGCTGCAGGGCGATGTTTATATCTGCCAAATTGAAGGTATTCCACAGGAAGACGTTTCCGGCCTGAAAGCACAGCTTGACCGCCTGCTTAACGAGAAAAAGACCGAGCAGGAGAAGCGCCGTCAGGCTGAAGAGCAGGCCCGCCGCGAAGCCGAAGAAAAGGCTAAAGCGGAAGGCGACTATAAGCAGCTGTTCGAAAGCTCACAGGCGAAAACCAGTGAATGGGAACAGCGCTATACCCAGCTACAGCAATCCATTGAGCAGCGCGACATCAACCTGGCCGCCACCCGAATTGCTACAGCAATCGCTGACGGGGCCAATGCTGAAATCCTCACTGAGTTCATTGCCCGACGCCTGAAAGTGTCGGACGGTCAGGTGCGTGTTACTGACGAGGCAGGCAATTTGTCGGTTGGTTCGCTGGCCGACCTCCAAAGAGAGTTTGAAACCGCTCCGCGTTACGCATCCCTCGTGCGCGGCAGTCAGGCAGGTGGCGGCGGGGCCGCGCCTAAGAGTGGTGACCGGGTTACCAAAACATGGGAGCAATTATCCGGCATGGAGAAAGTAGAACTCCGCCGAACTAACCCCGCCGAACATGCGCGACTAAAAGCAGCGTATGAGGCATCCAAATAAGGATTTAAGCAATGCCAACCATTCTTTCTGACGTAGTTTTCCGCGACGAACTGCGCGACTACATCAACGTTAACGCAGCAGAGCGCACCGCGTTTTTCGAGTCAGGCATCCTGACCAACAACAACGACATGAGCACGCTGCTGGCAGGCCCGTCTAACACATTCACCATTCCGTGGTGGGTTGACCTGGACGCATCTATCGAGCCGAACTACTCGAACGACGTTTACACCGACATCGCTGTTCCGCTGTCCGTAACCTCTGCAAGCATGCAGGCGCGCGCGGCATACCTGAACGAAGGCTGGAACGCGATGAACCTGGTGAAAAACATCACCAATCAAGACCCGCTGGAGTTCGTTGGTAATCGACTGATTGATTACTGGCGCAAGCAGGCGCAGCGCCGCGCAATCGCCTCAGTAGTCGGTATCTATAACGATAACGTTGCCAACGATGGCGGCGACATGGTTATCGATGCGGGCGGCACCATCAACGCAGCCTCAATAATCCGCGCCAAAGCGACTATGGGCGACTACTCCGGTCAGCTGGGCGGCCTGAGCGTCATTGCGATGCACTCTGCCGTACAGACCGAGCTACAGATCCTCAACCTCATCGACTTCACTCCGCTGGCTGACCAGATTCCTGAGTTCGGTCGCTTCCAGGGTATGCGCGTTGTCGTTGATGACAGCATGCCGGTCGTTGGCACTGGCGCCGACGCCAAGTACCTGTCGGTCATCTTCGGACCGGGTGCGCTGGGTTACGCAGAACGTCAGCCGGCTGGTGAAGATGGTCTGGAGTACGATCGCGAGCCTGCCCGCGGCAACGGTGGCGGCACTGAGACCCTCTGGACGCGTCGCGACTTCGTGATTCATCCGCTGGGCTACTCCTTCCTCGGCACCACCATTACCGGCACGCCGACCACCACACGTCCGGTTTCTGCTAACTGGGCTGACCTGGCTCTGGCAACCAACTGGGATCGCAAGTTCGACCGTAAGCAGGTTCCACTAGCGTTTGTGACCTCAACTGTCGCCGCATAAACATTAACGCCCCGGCATTCCGGGGCTCAATGAGGATGTAATCATGACCGTAGAAAAAGACCACTACGTAGACCCGAACGATAAAGCTCGCTGGGGCTTCTCTGGCTCTGATGGCGAAATCAAAGTCGGCCCGCAGACCGTAGGCGAAACCGGCGGCGTTGAGCACGTTCGCAACGAGCCGAAAGACGAAGGCGCGGTGAACACTGGCGGGGGTGAAAACTCCGAAGCCAAGAAAGCCACCAAGTCCACAACGGCCACCAAGTAATCATCGGGGCTTCGGCCCCATTTAGCACGGAGTGAACATGACAACGTACATTACCGTCGCTGACGTGGATGAAGTGCTTGGCGCTGACTGGACGACGCCAGAGAAGAAGGCCAGAGCTGTGTTACAGGCTAACGCTTATCTGACCGCGCTCAACCTGCAGGGCGTCCCTGATGTCACTCCTGATGACCTGAAACAGGCCGGGGCATTTCTCGCATCTGCCTCGTCTGCAGGCGTGCTGTACAAGCAGCAGGTTGAATCAGGCGCGCTGACCAGTAAAACGGTTGAGGCTGATGGGGTGAGGGTGACCAAGAGCTATGCATCATCGCAGTCTGTGGGAAACTCATCGCTGCCGGAAGATGTGCAGCTTGCGCTCGCGCTTCTTAAGCCATGGCGCAGCAATCCTCTCGCTTTCAGGGTGTATCGATAATGGGCATTCGTGAAGAGCTACAGGCTGAACTGGCTGAGGCGTTTGATACCGATCTGGCGGATGCCGTCCACGACTTCACCGGGAGTTATACGGTGCAGGGTGAGTGGGACCCGGTAACGGAAACCGGCGGCGAGACAACAGTCAGCTACACCGGCCGCGGCGTTCTGTCTCGTTATGAGCTGGGACGCATTGATGGTGTGAACATCCTCCATGGTGACCTCAGGCTGACCGCGCTGGCTAATGAGGTGACAGATATTCCTGGTGAAGGGCATGTAATCACGGCGCCCGACCTCGCGACAGGGAGCCTGCAAGTCTACCGCATCGTGACCCTGACGGCTGACCCTGCATCTGCCACCTACCGCATGCAGCTGAGGAGGAAGTGATGGCTAAAGGATGGGATAATGACCCGACCTTGTTTGCCGGACTGGTTGAGGAGGATGTTGGTAAGAAGCTCCGTATCATCTCGATGGCGCTGCTCACTGAAATTGTTCAACGTTCACCGGTGGATACTGGCCGCTTTCGTAACAATAACGTGGTAAGCCTTGGTTCAGCTGATTACGGACAACTGGAAGGGGGCGACAAATCAGGGGCAGAAGCAATCCAGCGTGGAAGTGCTGTAATTGCTAACGGAAAGCCTTATTCGGTCATCTATATCCAGAACAACCTGCCATACGCTGAGGCGCTGGAAAACGGCCATTCACAGCAGGCTCCCGCAGGCGTCTACGGCGTTTCATTCCACGGTGTAACTCAGGCCTACAAATGACCCTCACAGAAATCAGAAACGCTGTCATCACGCGCATGACGGCGCAGACGGCTATTGCCTCTGTGGATGTGCGCTACCCCAACGATAAGACCTATGACCCGTCAGGAAAAGCTATCTGGGCGCGGCTGACCAATATCCCCGGCATGGCAGCAGCGAATGAAATCGGCGCCGGCCCGGTAGTTCAGCGTACCGGGACCATCATCATCCAAATCTTTGTGCCTGCCGGTTCCGGCTCGCTGCTCATTACCCAGACGGCAGACAAGCTACGCGAGCTGTTTGAGTTCCAGACTGACGGGCGGCTGGATTACTACTCTGTATCAGCTGTAGATGCGGGTGAAACGGATGGCTGGGCGCAGATGAACATTCAAATACCTTACCGCGCCGTGTAGGGCGCACAATTCTGGAGAAACATTATGAGTTCAGGCGCTAAGGTCGTTACCGCGTATATTCGCGAAACCACGCCCGGCACGACGCCATCTACAGGCACATGGAACCTGCTGAAGCGCAGTAGCTTCGGTGTGGGACCATCTCAAAACATGATCGACAACGACGAAATTGGTGGCTCCCGCATGGCGCAGGGACGCTCGACCGGTACTGTCGATGTTGGTGGTGATGTCGGAACAAAATTCCGCTGGGGCCAGCATGATGACTTTCTGGCATCGTGCTTCGGTGCAGAATGGGATAGCGATACCCTAACTATGGGTAACGATCGCATTGCGTTCTCGGTGGCATCATACGCTGAGGATATTGGCGTTGCATCCATCGCCCGCGGCTGCCAGGTCGGTACGTTCCAGCTGGCAATTCCGAATGACGGGGATATCACTGCTACGGTGACTTTTGCCGGGCTTGGCTTCGATTCGAAGGCAGACGACACCAGTTACTTTGCCAACCCTGCTGACCGGGCTGGCGAGCTGCGTTACACCTTTAAGCAGGTTACGGCTATCTCCCTGAATGGCGTGACAGGCGGCGAAGGCTTCTGCGTTGACACATTCAATATTCAGTTCGATAACAACCTGCAGACGCAGCGCTGTATCGGCAGTGGCAACCCGTTCGCTGGTGCCAACATCCCGACCACATTCACGCCCTCTGGCAGTATCACGCTATCCTGGTCGAAGGATGCCTATAACGCCTGGAGTAAAACACTGACCGGCGGCACGATGCCTTTCAGTTTCACGCTGGAAAATGACGAAGGGAAATACGTGTTTGATTTCCCGGCGGTGCAGGTAGATGGGGACTGGCCTGATGGCGGCAATACTGACATTGTGCAGGTTCAGCTGAATATCACTGCAGCAGATACGCCGCCGACCATCACGCGGTCAGAGGTCACACCTTCAACTGCCATCGCGGTAACCCCTGCAACATCAACTGGCGCGGTCGGCTCGACAGTAACCCTTACCGCAAACCTCACGCCGTCCGATGCCACGGATACAGTCCAGTGGGAGTCTTCTGACCCATCGGTAGCAACCGTCGCTTCAACCGGACAGAAAACAGCTGAGGTTACCCGCGAGAAAGAAGGCACGGCAACCATTACGGCAAAAGTGCGTGAATTCACTGCCACTACGGCCATCACTGTTACCGCAGCTCCATAATCGTTATTGCCCGTCGAATATGGCGGGCCACTCACAGGGATAAATATGCTCATTCTCAAAACACCTAAATTTGATGCCAACTCAGAGCGATGGATAGAACCTATGGATGGCCTGAAGCTGAAGGTGTGCGCCATCAGTAATCCGGCATTTCGCTCACATAATGCGATGGTGCGGCGCCATATCAGCAAACTGGACGACCGATTTAAGGTAGGGACTCCTGAATTCAACCCGGCTGAAATCGACGTTACAGACATCTCTGATGACCTGCTGATTGATTCTGTTGCCAAGCATCTCTTGCTGGACTGGGAAGGTGTAGGCGAAGAGGTTGATGGCAAGGAGCAGGCTGTCGATTACACCCCAGAGAAGGGCAAGGCGCTTATGCTCCAACACCCTGAACTTTACTGGGCTGTGCTGAATACCGCTTCGGACATTGCGGAAGGCAAGGAAGAGCAGAAGAAAGAAACGGTGGGAAAGTCCTCGAAGCCCAAAGCTGGCTGAGGCAGTTCGGCGGAGAGCAGGGCGAAAAAAACCGCTGGCGACGTGAAAAGCTGGGCCTGCCGGCGATACCTGAACCTGATATTGATGGCGTATGCACAGAGATACTCAACGCCTACGCCGTTATCACCCGCGGCAGGAAATATGCTGGCATGGCTGCGACGCCACTCCCTCTGAATCTCGACGATATTAACGCCTATCTCAGCCATAAGCCGCTGCAAATCGACTCGGAAGAGTTCGAGGCAGCTATCTTTGCTTTGGATGACGCCGACCGGGCGGAGTGGGAGAGGAAGCAGGGGGAAAACAAGTAGCCCACTCAGGTGGGCTTTTTGTTCTGCATATCTTTTTGTTTCTTTCTAAATTCTTCAAGTGCTTCTTTATCGTAATAAAGAACATGTTTTTGAATTTTATTAATTTCTTCCTCTGATATAGACTGCTCGGCTTCTGATAAGAGTTCAAGATTTTCATCAATATCACGCATCGCCTGCGCAATTGCGATTCGGGCAAGTTTTGTCCTTTGCCCGATGAGCTTAGTCCTCAAATCAATAGGCATATGCCGAAGAGCCTCTTTAGAAGCAATTAGCTCAAAGGAAGTTTTAGTTAGCGCATCCTTGAGTATCTGTACAATCTCAGCATTCATAGATCTGCCGTTCCTTTTAGCTAAATCTGCAATTGCTTCCCGCATCCCCTCAGGAAGGCGCAAAACGAACTTATCGTAGTCTTTAACCTGTTTATCAGACATGGCATCTCAGTTTGTTTATATGGACATGCAAAAAAAACATGATGGCATATTGCTATCGATAATCAATGATGGCATATTGCTTTCAAGGCATAATGCCATCATACGAAGAGGTCAAAATGAAGAATGATGAAGTAAAAACAACGCTGCGGTATCCGCGGAAATTGAAAGAAGAGTTTAAGCGCATTGCTGATGAGGAGGGGCTTTCCGAGAACGCCGCTTTGGTACAGGCACTGGTATGGGCCTTAAGGTTTAGAGGCCGGATGCATGTACAGTAAAAACAGCGAAACCCGGCAGTGCGCTAACACAAACCGGGTCTCTATCGAAAATCCAAGCGTAGGAAATATCGACATGAATATAGTAGCAAAATCAGAATATAACTTCCACGGGGTTAACCTAACCCCAGTAGCGCAGCAGCAGGGTGTTTGGTTTACTTCAGCCGACCTGGCTGCTGCGTTGAAATACAAAAGTGCCAAGTCGATCACCAACCTCTACAACCAGAATGCTGACGAGTTCACCGACGGAATGACTCAGGTCATTGAATCAGTGACCTCAGGGAATTACCGCAAAAAGGTTCGAGTTTTCTCTCTTCGCGGTGCCCACTTGATAGCAATGTTTGCCCGTACGCCGGTAGCTAAAGAGTTTCGTCGCTGGGTGCTGGATATTCTGGATCGCGAAGTTGCACAGGGTAATGCGCACCCGGCGTTCGATTTTGACAATGCTTTTTATCACGCACAGGCCATTAACGCGCATCTGAATGCAATCAAAGTTATGTGGCGCGATGGGCTGGAAGAAGCTCTCAAACTGATGGGACACAAACATCGTGGAAGTATTAACGACAGGCTTATTTGCCTTTCTCTATCCGCTCCTTCTCTTGAAGGGAGTTTAAGTAAGCACACAAAAAAGGGGAGGATTCACTGACCGGCGCATGGGATGGAGCAAAGAAAAACCGCCAGTGGCGCTGGCGGTCTACATCAACTAATCGATAGGTGCTAATTAATGCTTACAGATAATTTAGCAGTACGCGGATCAGTTGTCACGGAGAAAACCATCGACAGCCAGACTCTGTTGAAGATGGTCAACGATGCCCGCAAACATTGCGGAGAACCGGAAGTCCGCAACAACAAATTTATTGAGAAGGTTGAAGATGAACTGGATGGCGAACACTACACAAAAAGTGTAGTGCAAAAAGCGAACAAAACGCAGATGGTTATAATAACTATGACCATCAAGCAGGCGCTTCGTGTTGCCGCGCGTGAGTCTAAAGCGGTTCGACGCGCATTAGTCGATAAGCTCGAGTCGATGCAGGAAGCGCACCTGACAAAGGGTAAATCTGCTACAGGCCTGGTTGAGTACCGCCAAGCCAGGACACTCAAAATGACCGTTGAGGCTGTTACCAACCTGTTTGACCTGATGCCAAATCTTGCGCCGGAAGCAAAACAGTGCGCAGCAGCCAGCATTATCAATCCTATTGTGGGTTTTAATGCTATCCCGCTGCCAGCCATTGAGGAGCATTACATGACAGCAGGCGAGGTTGCCGAGCAGATTGGTAGCACGGCTAACAAAGTGGGCCGCGTAGCCAATGCCAATGGGTTGAAGAACGAGAAATACGGTAAGTTTTTCATCGATAAGTCTAAGCACTCTGACAAGCAGGTCGAGGCGTTCCGCTACAACGCCGAGGGTGTCAAAGCACTGCGCCATCTGATTCACGGCGCGGACGTAGCCTAAGCCCTGATTTAAATTCAGCCTCACCAAACCCGCTTAACTGCGGGTTTCTTGCTTCCCTTTGTATCAGTTTCCCTTTAGGATTTATCTCACTTGTTACTGATGGGGATAGGGATATGAAGAGGCTGTTTTGTGTTGCCGCGGCTGTGCTTTTTATTGCTGGCTGCAAGCCTTCAGATAGCCAAGTTATAAAGGTTGCTCAAGCCAAGTTAGTAGAAGACCTTAAAGACCCTGAAAGCGCTCAGTTTAAGGGTATGTTCTTTCATCCAGATGCCAAAAATTCCGGGTCGGTTGCAAGCGGATACGTATGCGGCGAGATAAATGGCAAGAATTCTTTTGGCGGCTATGTTGGATTTAAGCGTGTTTACGTGCATGTAAAGGCTGAGCCAAGGTGGTACATACCTGTTTTAGGCATTTCTTACTCTGTATCGGACCCTTTCATCGTTGATGAGGGGGATGGCCTTCAGACCACTATTGATAAATTAAACATGTATGTCAGTAGGTGTGAGAAATGATCACTTTATCGTCCAAAGATGTTGATCCGATAGGTTCAGAGATGGTGGCAAGATATGAGAAGGCCATGTCAATGAAGGCGGAGGGGAAGGATGCTGAAGTGGAAAAACTTTTGCTTCCCTCGGTTGAGCCCCCGTCTATATATCATGGGCACTATCGTGAGTTATTCATCGTTTGGAGAAAGGAAATAAGGAAAGCTTCAAAAGCTTGTGACCATCAAAAGGTTGTACAAATTTTAACGCGCATGCTCTTGTTGAATACCGAAATGATTATGGAAATGTCGAAATATTGGTCTTTAATTCATGGTGTTGAAAGAACTCCTGAGTATTTCCGATCATATAGTAAGGTTAACAAAACAGATGTCGCAATGCTTAAAAAGCATGCTTTGAGAGCTGGCGATAACTCAGCTTTAGATGCCGCAGAGAATTATCATTTCATCAAATAGAAAGAAATCAATTTTGACGATGCCTCGCTTATGCGGGGCTTTTTTATGTCCGGAGCAAATATGGCAGAGCAACAATCACGCCTTGCGATCATCATCGATAGTACTGGCGCCCAGCGCAATGCAGAGGGCTTAGCTGGCGCCCTGAGCAGAATGACACAGGCCGGACAGAAGGCAGCGGATAGCGCCGGAAAGACGGCAAAAGCTACCGAGCAGGAGTCAAAGTCGCTCGCTGATTTGCTGGATAAAATTGACCCGGTAAACGCCGCGCTCAACCGCCTGGATGACCAGCAGCGGCAGCTTGCTAAATTTCAGGCCAAGGGCTTCATTGATACCGATACATTCAGTGAATATTCCAAGAAAATTGAGGAGACGCGAAACAGACTCACTGGGTTCTCAGAAACTGTCGGCAAGGCCGGTGTTTCATCCCGACAAGCAGCCTATCAGATGCGCATGATTCCCGCACAGATGACAGACATAGCAGTAAGTCTGGCAGGAGGCCAAAGTCCTTTCATGGTGCTTTTACAGCAGGGCGGACAGCTTAAGGATATGTTCGGTGGTATTGGACCTGCTGCGCGAGCAGTAGGGATGTATGTTACTGGCTTAATAAATCCATTTACCTTAGCAGCGGCAGCCGTAGGAACACTTGGTGTAGCGTATTATCAAGGTTCAGAAGAGCAAGAACGGTTTTATCAAAGCCTTGCATTAACGGGAAATATAGCTGGCAAAACCGCCGGACAGCTATCTGATATGGCGAATCAAATAGCACACAGCACCGGCTCAACCACAGGTAAAGCCGCGGAAGTCTTGGATCAGGTTGTTGCTAGCGGAAAAATTGCTGGCGACTCTCTCCAGACTGTTACAGCTGCCGTTGTGAATATGAGTAAGGCTACCGGACAATCAACAGAGCAGTTTGTTTCGGACTTTGAAAAGATTGCTGGCAGTCCGCTTGACGCCCTCACAAGATTAAATGAGAAATATCATTTCCTTACTCTTGAAACTTACAGGAGAGTAAAGAGTCTTCAGGATGAAGGAAACGAGCAAGAGGCGTCTCGCGTAGCCATGGAAGCTTATGCGCAAACAATGAACAATCGCGCCTCTGATATCCAAGGGAATTTGGGAGATATTGAAAAGGCATGGGTTGCTTTAAAAGGAGCAGCTAGTTCAGCTTGGGATGCAATGCTTGATATTGGAAGGGAAGGTAGTCTCGAGCAAAAATTGGCAATTGCCCAGAAAGCTGTCAACGAAGCCATCAGTAATCAAGGCTTGGGCAATGGGATGTGGAACACTTATGGCGTCAATTATTCTACAGATAAAGGCTCTGCTCAGGCTGAAGTCAATATCCTGCAAGCTGCAATTAATCTGCAAAATGACTTAAATGAATCTAAAGCCAAGGGACAAGAGGAGAATGAATCAGCTCTCAAGCAAGAAAGAGAGTTTGACGCGTTACAGAAAAGCCTAATAACGAACGCTGAACGTCGTGCTAAAGCAATAGAACTCGTTAATAAACAATTATTAGCACATGCTATTGATGAGACACAGGCAAGTGAAGCAATACGCAGAATAAATGACCGCTATAAAGACCCGCAGCAGTCAAAAGGACGCGCATACTCTGAAGATGCGGGCGCACGAATGCTCGACCAGCTACGTCAGCAACAGCAAGTATTACTCAGCCAGTACGATACCAGTGACAAGATCGGCACTCAGCAACAGGCGCTGATTAAGTGGGAGCAACAACTGGCTGATATCAAGACCAAGCAGACGTTAACCGCTGACCAGAAATCACTGCTGGCTAACGCCGACCTCATCACTGCGCAACTGCAGCAGAACGCGGCGCTGGAGAAGCAAATCGAGACTCGCGAGAAGCTGCTGGCGCTGGATAAAGCCCGGGCTGACATTGAGCGCACCATCAACAACCGGCAAAACCAGTATGCGACAGACGAACTGTTTGCCGGCGGCGGGCTCAGTCAGTACGAACAGCAGCAATACACGCAACGCCTCTCCCTTGAGCAATCCTACAACGACAAAATCACTCAGCTGCGCCAGCAACGCGCATCAGCAACGAGCGACATTGCCCGCGAAGAGATTGACCAGGAGATTCAGCTGCAGCAGCAGGCGTTACAGACTGAGCTGAGCAACTACGATGCTCACATGCAGAAGATGAACCAGTTGCGAGGCTCATTTACCTCCGGCGCATCCCGTGCGTGGCAGGAATACCAGGACAGCGCAACCAATGTGTCAGCAATGTCAGAGCAGCTCTTCACGAATGCTTTTACCGGCATGGAAGACTCGCTGGTCAGTTTTGTTACCACGGGCAAGGCATCATTTACCGACTTCGCCAACTCGGTTCTTTCAGACATTGCACGGATTGCCGCCCGGCAGGCGCTGGTCGGGCTGGGTACCAGCATCTTCAGTGCGGCCGGGGGAATGTTTGGTGGAACTGCGGCAGCTGCGTCGGCCTCATCGAGCAATGCCTTTTCCAGTGGCGCTTACAACAACCTCAGCCTGAACGCGAAAGGCGGAGTTTATGACTCTCCTTCGCTGAGTGCTTACAGTGGCGGCGTGTATGACTCACCGAAGTTCTTTGCTTTTGCCAAGGGTGCAGGGGTATTCGGTGAGGCTGGCCCTGAGGCGATTATGCCCCTAAAACGTGGTTCGGATGGTTCACTTGGTGTCCAGATTCATGGTGCGGGGCAGGCATCAGGAGGCAGCGTTGGTGACATCATTATTCAGCAGACTATCCACGTCTCCGGTAATGGCGATGCGGCGCTACAGAGGGCAATGGAGGAAGCTGCGCTTAAAGGGGCAAATGACGGCGCCAAACGAGCCCGTCAGGACATGCTGCAGGATTTCCAGAACAGAGGACAGGCGCGTCGCCTGTTGGGAGTGTAACTCAGGAGTAAACAATGGCGGATGTACTTGAATGGCCCGGCCCCAATCCTTCCTCGCTTAACTGGCATCTCGAATCAAACACCAAAACCTTCCGCTCTCCCTTTAATGGCGCTTCGCAGGTTGTCAGGTATCCCGGCTCTCGCTGGAAATGCACGGTCGAGTATTCAGTGCTGGAAGAGGCTCAGGCCCGAAAAATTGAAGCAGTCCTGGCTGCGCTGGATGGTGAGTATGGTCGCGTGAAAATACGTGACTGGGGCAGGGATGGGAAAGAGCCGGCAGGGAAGCCAGTGGTTTCAGATGCTGACCAGACTGGTTCCTCGCTTTCAACCAAAGGATGGACAGCAAATACAGTTGTTCTGCGTGCAGGCGATTATCTGACGGTTAACTCCGAGCTGAAGAAGGTGACTGCGGATGTCAGAAGCAATGCCTCAGGTGTGGCTGTCATCCCTATCGCGCCGATGCTGCGTTCTTCGCCAGCAGCTAACAGCGCTGTGGAAGTACAGAATCCATGGGGGATATTCAAGCTGACTGATAATTCTCAGGGCGCGTATGCCCGGGCGCCGGGCGGTATAACGTCCATGACAATTGAATTCGAGGAGGCGTTTTAATGCTTTGCTCTCCATTTTCTGACTCCATGGTCGACTGGCTTTCGCGCGACCGCGTAACGGTAGTCATTGCTGCGAACATTCAGTTTGAGTCTGGCACAGTTTATGTGCATTCCGGCACTGGCCCGCTGGTTCTTAATGGGCTGGTTTACTATGGCATGGGTCGCCTCGGCGCCATTGATGACGTCAGCGAAACCAATACAACCAGCCCCACGCAGTTAAAAATGACGCTTTCCGGTCTGGATATGGCGTTGTTTGCCAGCACCCTGAACGAGCGCTGTGTTGGGCGTCCGGCAGAGATATATCTGGTTGCGATTGACGACAACGGCAAGCCGCAGGTGGCAGACCTTATCTTCAAGGGGAAGGTCTCCAGCACAGGGGCGACGGCCGGCGAAACCAATGCGCTTCAATACACAGTCAGCAATATCTTTGAAGACTGGCAGCGCCCATTTCCGGATCGCTATACAGACGAGTCACATCAGGCCGCAGAGCCCGGAGACCGTATTTTTCGTTATGTGGCGCAGATGTCAGAACGCTCTATTTTCTGGGGCAGTAAAAAAGACGCTCCAGGCTTTACCTATTCGTGAGGTTTTATGAAACATCCTGACTGGCAGAAAAGACTGGTAACCGTGATTAAGGCCGCTGAAAAGCGGCCTTTTTTATGGGGTGAACATGACTGTTGCCTGTTTGCTGCCGACTGCGCCAAAGCGATGTGCGGAGAAGATTTTGGCGCCGGTTTTCGGGGAGCATACAACAGCGAAACAGGCGCAAAAAAGATTCTACTGCGCAGCGGTGGCTCTCTGGAAAAAGTGCTGGCTCGATTTCTGGATGAGGTAAACCCAGCACTGGCACAACGTGGTGATATCGCCGTGATTGAGAATGCAGGTCGGAAATGTGCCGGGGTCATTTATGGTGGTGCCGTTTGGGTGCCGGGTGAGAGCGGGCTGGTCGGTTTACGACTCAATCCGCTGAGCGTGTGGAGGGTCCGCTGATGCCTGCAGCTATTCCTGTCGTCGCCGCTGTCGCCGCTGGCGTGGCCGTGGCTAATGAGGCGTATGCTATTGCGATGGTCATTACCGTAGCCGCTCAGATAGCGACTCAGGCGCTGACCAAAACACCCGCGCTGGATTCGTACAGAAACACTCAGGAGAGAAAGCAGGTTCTCCGTGCTGCCGCGAGTGCAAAGACAGTGGTCTATGGCCGTTCCCTTTCTGCCGGCACTCTGTTTTTCTCAGAAGAGCAGGAAGGCGATCAGACAGACGGCGAGTTGCTCCACCTCGCCATTACGCTGGCCGGGCATCCAATAACCGGTATCGGTGCAATCTATCTCGGTGATGACACTATCGATACGTATGGTGATAGCGCGTCTTACGAAGTGCATATTGACCGCCAGACGGCCGACCCTTATCTCCTGAAAAACGCACCCTCATGGAAAGAGGACATGATTGGCAAGGGCATCAGCTGGCTTCGCCTGACGCTGAAGTTTGATGCTGAGAAATTCCCATCCGGCATACCGAATGTAACGGTCGAGAAGATTGGCCGCGCCGTTTACGACCCGCGGATGGGTAAGACTGTTTACAGCAATAACGCGGCGCTGTGCATCCTGGATTATTACCGGACCTATCTGAAGGTGGCCGATGCAGATATCAACTGGGATCAGTTTCGGGAAGCGGCAAATATCTGTGATGAAAGCGTAACCCGCGCAGATGGTAAAACAGAGCCACGGTACACGATTAACGGCGAGTTTGACCTGAGCGAGAACAAGGCAAGCATTCTTGAAGCCATGCTTTCTGCCTGCTCCGGAGAGGCGACCTATATCGCTGGCAAGCATGGGATTATCGTCGGCGCCTATTACGGGCCAGCGGTGGAAGTAATCAGCGAAAGCCAGCTTGCCGGTGACATTGAAATTATGCCGGAAGTATCCCAGTCCGAGCGGGTTAATACTATTAACGGGACATTCATTGACCCACAGCAGCGCTTCTCTGAAGTGGATTTTCCCGCCGTCTCTGTTTCAGACTGGGTTACAGAAGATGGCGTTGAGATTTCACAGGATTTAAAGCTGCGCTTTGTCACATCAGAATACCAGGCGCAGCGCCTGGCCGATATCAAGCTTAAGCGCACGCGCATCTCAAGAACGATGAATGTGACGCTGAATCTGAGCGGTTACCGCTACCGGCCGGGCATGTATGTAAAAGCGGATTTCCCTTCTTTGGGTATCGTTGACGTTGAAATGCGCGTGACAGACTGGAAGTTTGGCGTGCAGAACGGCGTCCAGTTGACGCTCAAACAGGAAACGGCAGAGGTCTGGGGTGACGCCATTGGCAAGCCAATAGATCGACCTCCTTTCACTCAACTCCCTACCGGAGGCGTTGCGCAGCCCCAGAATCTGAAATATACGGTCGAAGAAATCGGGCAGGTAGTACAGGGCGTACTGTCATGGCAGAACGTGGGGCAGTTTGCTTATAACAAAGTGCTTATCCGCCGTGACGGTGAGCTGGTGATGTCAGTTCAGGTTCCGGGCTCGTTTACCAGACTGACTGGCCTGATACGTGACACATATACCGCTCATGTTATTGCTGTAAACCAGATGGGGGCCGAATCACCAGAAGCGTACCTGGAGTTCAGTATTGAGGCCCCGCCGCCGCCGTCAAAAGTAGAGCAGAAGCAAGGTTATTTCGCAGTAACTCTGATTCCTCGCCTTGCAGAAATAACCAGCATTTCTACTCAGTTTGATTTCTGGACGTCAGGACAGACAAAACTACCGAATGCCAGCGCCGCAACGGTTGAAGCAGGAGCCAGCCGGGCGGGTATTGGCACGGTATGGACTGCACATGAAATGCAGGTCGGGCCAACATATTACTGGTATGTACGCACCATTAATGCGTTTGGCACCTCTGCTTTTATTGAGGTTCCGGTAATTTGTAGCACTGATACCAGTGAGCTGATTGACCAGATTGATAATGCTATCCGGGATTCAGGCGCATTTGAAAACCTCCAGAGCAACATTGATACCAACATTGAGGGCATGCTGCAGAACGCTCTGGATAACAACTCATCTGTAGACCATCAGTTCCAGCAGTATGGAGAAGTTCGCGCTGACATCCTGACTGTCCGCACAACCATCGCAGATGTCAGTAAAGCAATGGCTGAGCAGAACACGCTTGTACAAGCTCAAATCGGCGATCTGACTTCTTCAGTTAATCAGAAACTGACAGCCACAGTGAATTCAGACGGTAGCGCCAGTGCATTTTATGATGTTGGCCTGCAAATCCAGCGCAACGGGCAGTATTACAAAACCGGCATGGCAATGGGAATTGAGCCATCGGGTAGCAGTTATAAATCAACGCTGGCTTTTAGTGCTGACCAGTTCGGGATTTATACCGGTAATAATCCGGGTAATTATCAGTTGGCGTTTGCTGCTATTAACGGTCAGATAGTTATCCGCTCTGCATTAATACAGGATGCCAGTATTGATAGTGCAAAAATAAAGGATGCTGCTATCACCAACGCGAAAATAGCAGGAACGCTGGAGTCTGTTGGTTATGCATCTGGAAATGGATGGCAATTTGGCAAGGACAATAACCAGCTGAATTTCCGCTCGGCAAACAGTGGCTTCTTTATTGACTCTACAGGCGCCGGACTTAAAAGCAGTGCAGGTGTAA